AAACTGACTCGTTCTGGCATGGATGACAGAATTATGGATGCCGACCTCAATATTGCCTACACTAACAAGACTAAGAAACACTTAATGGAAATGAACATTCAATGCTCAACTGTTAAAGCTTGTCAAGGCCAAAGCGTTCAAAAGGTCAATCTATTTATGACTAATTCTAAGGGCGATAGAGATTTGTACTCAGTTCGAGAATTAAACATAGTCGCTCTATCACGTGCTTCGCATCATTTGAATATTGTTGATGCAGACGTCGGCACTTTAAATAACATCGGCTGGGGTTTGGAAGTAATCCCATTGAATCATGAAATCACAACCGGTTTGCCGTTCGTGCCCCCAACACACGTTGTTGAAATGCATCCGTTGTTTGAACCGCCAAAGAAGGAAGTAATTGGCAAAGATGCAGAATTTGACGCCCACGTTCTCGAGACGAGCTTACCCGGTGAGGGTTTAGACCTTCGAGTGCAGAAATACGCCTTTGATTTTAGTTCGCCACTTAGTAAGTCTGTAATTTCGGCTGGCGCAATAGTTAAAACGACACCTGAACTTAAAAGACGCCTCACTTACAATGCCTACGGGAAAGCTTATACATCCAGCCCACAACAAAGTTACTTCACAGCATTGAATCGAATGGCCAACTCATCTTCAACAAAAGGCATGATGTCAATGCAAGCAACTAGATCCGTTGCCGATGCTGCCCGGAAGAAGTTCTTAAGAGATGACATCGATTTTGAACTGTTCCATATGAAGTTAGGCGAATCAGTTATGAAAGTTTTCGATAAGTACAAAAAGTCTGGTCGCTTGAAAGACCTGGAGCCAATTGACTACACCGTCCATGGAATAATACGAATGTTTATAAAAGCTCAAACTAAGATCAAAGACGACATGGACCAAGCTCATCCTGGTTGGGAAAAGTTAGATCCCGCGAAAGTCAACACTGTATTTGGTAACAAAGCTGGGCAACCTATCTTGGCCTGGGCCACTGAATTGAACACAGCGTTTTGTGCTTTTTTTAGAACTATGGAAAGTATGTTAATCGACAGTCTTAAACCTGAGTTCATATACGCGAATGGCCTCAATGACCAACAAATTGAGGATGCTTTGAACAGTTTGCCTCCATGGATGAAAGCCTTATGTTGCGATGTCTCAGAATATGATTCAAGACAACAAGTTTTAACGCAAGAAGCAGAGTACATATGGTTTCAGATGTTGTGCCCAAATTCCAGCTTAGATGATTATTACCATTTTAGAAGAGGAATGAGAGTTGTTAACAACATCATTTCCTTTTACTCTGGCACTAAAAAGAGCTCAGGCGAACCTGCAACTTTATACGCGAACACAACGCTCATCATGATAGTGATGTTCCTATTGTGCCCAACGATGGTCGCTGGAATCTTTAAAGGTGATGACAGCTGCTGCTTCTTTAAAGAGCCCACCCCGCCGACACCAAACATTCATGTTGCTTCAAAATTAATTAATTGTGAATTTAAACAATACGTAACCCAAATTCCTGAATTTTGCAGTTACATATATGGCGGAGGAACGTGGGTTTACAACATGAAAACTTGGGCTAAGAAACTTTTAGACCGCAACTATTCCATACATGACAAGGTAGCCGAACGTGAACATCAAGACTACAAACTCGCTACTTTAGACAAACTAAGATTGGTCGGAGAGACTGGTAGTGAACGATACAAGGATGTGGTCGCATTACATTCAGCCCACACCGGAGCTTCGGGCGCAATCGTCGAAACATGGTTAGAACAAGCTCGAGCCTTCACCATGACACCTTGGAATCACTTCAAGTCCATGTTAGTTACCATGGACCCAGACGTCTCTAACAGATACTAGAGACTTTGTCGTGGTGGCGACAATAAACACACCTCGGCCAGCTCACGCTAGAAACATGAGCTATGGAGAACAGGTTGGATATACTTGATTGAAATGGATAGATGGATGGATGGATATTAGAATTATTCAACTTCACTAATTCACTGATGCAAAGAGCTTGCACAAACTGTAACAACAAAAACTTTTTCATCACATCACTCTTGAGTGTTAACGGTATCAAAACAGTTATCACTTGTTCAAACAAACACTGCGGAAAAGAATTTAATTTCGCAGAACAAAATATTCCCATCCCCAACGCAACACCAGCGTCAACTCAAACAACTGGTGTTCAAACTCCACCTGTTCAACAACAAACATCAGTCGTTGTTGAAACACCTGAGCAAAAGCTGTACAAAGACTTCTTGCTCTTCAAACAATTCCAGTCTTTACATGGACGTCAGTAGAGCTAATAAACTGACTTCCGACAACATTGTTCAATCCAGTGATCCTTCGCAATTTGATTGCCACCACTGTTCATTGAACAACTGCCCAATTTGCCACTTAATTGACGAATTTGCTCCATCATTAAGAACCCCAATA